ATGTAGTATATTTGCCGAGAAACTCGTCTGCAAACCCGCAACCTCTTTGCGCCGCGCAAGCTTTGTTTGCGAATGTGATACAGTCATGATCGCCCCAAGCAAAAGGCTTCTGTCTTGATTGCTCTAAATATCTATCAAAGGCGCTCATCTTTCACCGCCCCATTTAAGCTTTTGCGTTTGCAGGTCATTTAAGTAATCAAAAGCTTTGTCGTTTGGATAAAGGATCTTTTGGAACTCAGATGTGTACCTTTTGACCTTTCGGGTCTGCAAATCAATCAACTTGTTTTCAACAGACAGCGATATGACCGAACTATCAGGACTCTCTGCAATATCCATCCGATCCATATAGCCAGTGAATAAATCAACCAGCAGGCTGACAGTGCCAGCAGAGTTATCAACATCTGAAGTATCTTCGTAAAGAATAGCATCGCCATCTTCGTTCAGTGTTTTATTTCTGTTTGCGTCTAAAATGCCAAACTTAACGCGACACTCGCGCCCGTGATATGGCTCCTGAAGCGCCAAGGAGATTGTTTCTGATGGAACCCCCGACAGCGTAATAGTGGCGCCAGCGGCCCTTAAATCGGCTGTCTCAGTAACCTCAGAGATTTGCAGCATGTTGCCTGTGCCAATATAGGTTATTCCTTCATGCGTAAGATCACCAAGGCCAGTCCAAAGATACAACGGGCCATGTTGCACAATGCTCCCGTTGAATGTTGTTTTGCGCTCATCAAACATAAGCTGCATGGCAAAGAACGGGAATATTTCGTCAAGCTCAAGGACATCCGCTACAGTTCCTAAAACTCTGGTCATGGCACGACCTCAATAGCAGCAAATGTAATCCCGTAAATTGAGGCGCTGTTAATAGTCCAATCTTGCTGACCACTATTCAATCTAAATCTGCCAACGCAATTTGATGTGGTTACAGTCGCACCATCTGAAGGTGCAGTTCTGATATACGGCCACAGATCAATCGTGGCTTGCCCGCTGGCATTGGTATCAACATCTGTAAGAACCTTATGCAAGGTAGCAGATGCGCCACCCCCCAACTGAATGTAATCCCCAGCCTTCAGCCAACCAGTAACGCTATTGCTACAACCATCAATGGATAATGAGCCGCCAACCTGACTGGCCCCGTTTACAACAGGAGTGCCACCTAAAGCGCCTCTTGGTGTGGTATTTAGCGGATCAAAAAGCAAAAATGACCCAGCCATGCCATTCAAGCTTAGCAGCCAAGCTATCCATTGCTCTGCATCTGCTCTATTCTGAGGCGGCAGTTGAATTTCGGCCTCCCATCTTTGGCCGCTATGATTATGGATCTGCTGCTTAAAGCTAAATGGTGACATCGTTAAAGCAGTTTGATTAACCGCTCTTAGCGTAATGCTCATTAAACCCGTGTGGGTAGGCAGCGATCTAGGATATGTAATAGCCATTTAAAATGCTCCTGCAAATGCGCCGCCACGCCGTTTAGCGTCTAATACAGCAGCTTTAGATGCCTCTGCTATCTGGGGCATCAAGCCTAGCACTTCAGCACGTACAGTTTGCTGTACGCCTGTGGTGACGTTGATGGTTTGCTGAACAACCACACCGCCACCCATTTGATTATTAGGCACAACGTGAGAATTACGGCTCGGAATGATAAGCTCTGGGCCACGCTCGCCAACCATATACGCTCGCCCGCCAGAAACGGGACCACCCATTGCTCTGGGTGCAACTGGTGGTGCAACTGCTCCACCTGTGCCAGCCGCAGAAGCAGGGGCAAATGCTCCAGTAATTGCACTGGTGATAAATCCAGTTATTTGCTTAACCACAAATATTCTATAAAGTTCTTTTATAATATCACGCGCCATAGCACGAAAGGCATCTTTAGCAGTCATTGTTCCATCAACCATAGACATAAATGCATTTTCCATGCTGCTCTCTATAGTATCAGTGACACTTTTTAACCTTGATTTCATCTGATCCAATGCACTCATAGCATTTTGCGTTGCTGATGTTATTTTTGATAATTCATCTTCAGCATTCCCGCCTATGTCTAGCGTGGCTGGCGTTCTTAATGCAGCATTAAGTGCTTCATAACTTGATGTAATTAAAGCTGCTGTAGCACTTCCAGCATCGCTAACAGCATCAAAGAACTCAGGGAATTTCTCCTTTAATTCATCCATTGCCTTAGTAATTAAACCAAGTTGGTCTGCCGCAACTCCAGCAGCAATTGCAATTAACATAATAGGATTTCGCCTTGTGACAGCATTTAATGCACTCATCAAAATCTGCGTAGCGGAGACAGCTTTTGCAAGGCTCACAAAACTTCTAGCAGCTTTAAAGGCTATGTTTCCTAATTGTATTGCAACGAATATTCCCGCCGCTGTGGTTAATGCAGCTAAATTATCAGAAACAAAATCAATAACCCCGCCAAGCATATTGAAAGCACCACTAAGAACACCGCCGACAAAGCTTACTAAAGGCTGAAATTGCATTAACAAAACGCCAAGTGTATTTGTGAAGTTATCTAATGCTGGAGTTATATCAGAAAAAACTCCACGAAACCTATCTAGCCCACCACTTGCCATCAAGACCGCAGCACCAACGCCGGTCAAAGCACCTGCAATCATACCCAGAGGCCCAAATATGCTAAGTATTTGACCACCCTGCATGGAGAATATGCGAAGCGCATCAGTGCCCATGCTGGCTTGAACAGCAACGTCTTGCACTTGCAAACCAAGACTACCCATATTTCTAGTCATACGCTGCATACCACCAGCGCTAGATCTCATAGCTCTATTTTGATTAGCCATGTGACGGGTTGTGCGCGACATGGTTTGGTCAAGCGATCCGAGTTGCGCCTGCACCTTTCTCATCTCTGGCACGGCATTGCCGACGGCGTTCATCTCAAAAGTTAGTTTTTGTACCGCCATCGTCTTTTTGCTCCGCTTTGATCCTGAAGAAAGCGATCCATTCATTATATTCTGAAAGACTGATTTGCTCTATTTCACTAATGGTCTTGCCAAGCAGTTCAGCCAATGCAATCAGATTATATCTAAAAGGATCGCCTCTTAGTTTTTTTCGTGTTCCTCTATAGTCACGCTTTCCAGAACTGCACCGAAAACCTTAGCAATGAGATTTATAGGCTCACCCATCAAGATAGGCTTGTCCTCTAACGTAAAAGCCTTTTCACCAGCATCACTCTCACATTTGCGAATGATCAGGTCGATCATAGCAGACATTGTTGGATTGTTGATGAAGTCTTTGTGCTTTCTCTGGATTTGCTCCATATCACGCGCTGAGACTGTCGTGAAATAAAGGCGAAGAGGTTCATCCCCCTCGCCCCATGCTTCCACATCTAAAAAGCCTCTCTCTTGTTCTGCGCGTTTGGCCGCAATGCGTTTCGCTAATGACATCTTTTACACCGTTGTAGCTGTTAATGCCCCGCTACCTTGCACAGTTATTGATGCTTCCACAAGACCGTCAAATGATGAAGAGCGTGTAATGCCTGTCACGATAGCCGAACCACTGTAATATGTATCGCCAGAAGCATCGCCCTCTGGATAAACATTCAGCGTTACTGAAGCTCCAATAGTCAAAGCGCCCTGACCGGCGGTATCCGTTTCATCCCAGAAAACATCAACAGATCCGGTGAATGTTGTCAGAGATGATTTATATGTGCGAGCAGTGTCGCCCATAGTTGTATCTTCTAAGGTATCCGCTGTTTCTTCTAAGCTGAAAGAACGAATTTCTGCAATTGCGTCAGAACCAACCTTCACAGTTCCTTCGCTACCCGCGTGAGTTGCCATAGTAAAGTCTCCTTATCTGGCGGTTTCAACGTCATTAATAGCTGTATCATACCTTACATCAAATGTCAGCTTTGCGGAACCTACTGGTTGTTCTGCTTCACCTGAAAAGTTAATGTCTGTACCGGATAACACAGCCGACTTTGCAAGACCATTGACAGTGAAGTCATTGGCTATTGCCTCTTCGATCTGAACAGCAATCGCATCCACATCATTATCAAAATTAGTTGTTGCGCGTACATATGCGTCCACCTCAATGGAAACAACACGCGCAGATGTCTTTACGCCAATGGTTTGCAGCGCAGACGCTTCTGATCCCGCGTAAACCGTGATGGCTGGCAAATCAGCGTCAGTCAGAGAATAAACCCTAGTGCCATATACGCGGTTGCTAACAAGCGTAACGTTTGAGTTAAGCACTGAAACTATGCGCTCTCTTATTTGCTGCCTAACGTGAGCCACTATGATTTCTCCAACTGAACGACAGTGACGCCAGTGCCATCATGTATCCACGCCCGCACATAATACGTCACCGCATTAATAACCATAGCTTGGTTATACGCTATGCTTGAGATGTCTGTTGTTCTGCATGTCAAGCGCGGCTGCTCTTCGTGAACAGCAACATAACCACCCGTATCAACAGGAATAGTTTCATTGTCGAAAATGCCGTTGATCGTGCCGCCATCATAAGTGACCGCAGTGGCAAATTCATCAACGTCGAATATGTTTGCTAGGTCATCAGCTAGTGGCAGCGCCATCTTCTTCAGCCTTTTCTTCTTTTACATATGGCTTGGCATATCCGCGATCAATTAGCTTCTGAGCGATACGGTCATCAACTGTATGGCTTGCACCAGCCTTGCCATTCTTGCCGCTCCAAGATGCGTCTTTAATCAGCGTAATCTTCATTTTTTGGCCCTTGTGGTCTTAGGCTTTGCAGCCCGATCAGTAGGAGCCTTCACAGGCTTA